TTATCGACCATATTTCTCTTCACACTTGACCACTTTTTCGGTGATGCCCTCCTGCATCTGCTCTGTGTTGTGCACGTAGCGATCCATCGTGAAGGATGCTGATGCGTGGCCGAGGCGCACCTGTATCTTCTTTGCGCTGATCTCCTGCTCCGCAAGGAGCGTCGCGGGGGGATGGCGGGACGGGGGGAAGGGGAGATCCGCGGGGGGGGTGAGCCGTCGCTTGAGATCGGCGAAGAGATGTGTCACCGCCGTCAGCGTGATCGGCTGTGTCTCGTCGCGCAAGGAGCGGAAAACATAGCTGTCCTTTGTGAGAGGGACGCCCTGCCGCAGGAGGATCGCCGTGAGCTTCTTCCTCCATGCGAGAAGGTTCTGCACGGCAGCAGGGGAGAGCGTGACCGTGCGTGCACTGTACGCCGTTTTGGTTGTGCCCTCGTACTCCTCTGTAGCACGTTTGCGGGCCTTGGATACGCGGATGGTCGCCGCCTTTTCGTCAAAGTCCGACCAGCGGAGCGCGACGATCTCACCCCGGCGCAGACCTGTGTCCCACGCGAACTTAAAGAGATGCTCGGTCTGCGATCCCCGGATCGCGTCGAGGAGTGCGTGATAGATCTTCGGCGTGACAATCCCTGCAGCCGTCGCCTTGTGCTTCGGCTTGCGGATGTACTCCATAGGATTGTTCTCGATCAGACGCTCGAACTTTGCTGCCCGAAAGATCGACTGCAGCAGCGTATAGACCGCTTGCCTCGTCCGATCGCCATCAATCTTGGCGAGGATGTGCTTCAGCAGAGCGGGCTTCACATCGGCGATCTTCATCGTTGGCGAGATTTGCGGCAGGATATGGCGCGTGAGAAAGCCCTGATAGGTGGAGAGCGTCGAAGCCTCGAGTTTATCCACGTCGCGCTTCATGGCGATGAACTCGTCAGCGAAGCGGTGAAACGTCTCGACATGCAGGAAATCTGAGATGTTCGCGTTCATGATGCGTCGCCGCTCAGCCTCAAGTTCCTGCAGCGTGTAGGCGTAGAAATAGCGCCGTACCTTCTCGCCCGTGATCGGGTTCTCAAGGATGACACTTGACTGATAACGCCCGTCCTTGCGTTTGGTTGGCATAATAATACACCTCCGAAGATTCGTTGTGGAATAATCCCCGAAGGTGTGATATACTTTCGCTTGAGAGTGCGGGCATATCTCCTCGTGGATTGCTTGCTTCACCGCTCATCGTGTTGGCGCACGGTGGGCGGTTTTTATTTGTTATTTGTGTGGTTTTAGAAGATATATTCTGTTTTTAACTTTTTCTCTTTCAAAGAGTCCGAAATTACTCCAAACATAAAAAATCCAAGTCGGTTCACCGATTCCGATATAAAACGAAAGAATTTCCTTTTTAAGGTCTGTCTGCTTGAATACTTGCCCCGATGGTAGTGATTCATAAAACTCTCGGAGTTTATATAGTGTAGCAAAAGAGAAATTCCCCTTTGCAGGTGGATACTTATCTAAAGAGAGGTTTTGCATACTGTCAGCTACATACTCCAATGTGATCTCATCAAAAATCATCGGGGCGAGATCCAGCAACACCTCAAAAGCAGGAACCTGTATTTGTTTTTGTGTGGTATCATCTGGGTTGACCAGTGCCCAAGCTGTAAAATCGCGTTCGACCAAGGGGATAGCTTCGAGAGCATCTTGATATATTTGTTGTGAGCCAGCGCTACCACGAACAACCTTTTCCGTTTGCTTAGACATTTCTATCAACAAATTGTGATGTAACATCCAGTGTCCACATTTAGGGCAACGCATAACATCTGCAATTTGCTCATTTGGGGCAGGAATGTAACGCATCGTACCTGTTAAACAATTTCTGTTTTCACAACGAAAGACACCTACAGGATTTTCAATGTAACCGCTTATTGGTGAAGTTTCTATTACGCGTATTTCTTCGTCAGAAAAATAGCCCTGTTGTTTAGCCGGAGTGGGGGTGTTTGACTGTGCAGAAGTACGAGAGCGACCAAGAATGAAATCAAGTAGTCCCATAATCGCAATCCTTTACACAATATCACTCTGAAAGGCGATAGCTCCGCTGCCCATCGTGTTACCAGCGCTGATCAATGAAATCCATGATAGTAGCCTCCCTACATGAGTATTCAACACCGCGATCTAACGCGGCGCCTATGGGTCTTTCGAGTCTACGAATTGTCCTTGTTAATTTTCATCGTATGCATTTTTTATGAGAAGGTCGGAGTGCGCAGTCGCATAGTTGCGAATTTTATTAAAAACCTCCTCATCCCGAGACTCAGGGATTATTTTATGTACATAACCCGCGTCACTTTCGCTGTAAACGGTCCTCAATCCATTATCATAGAATACTAGGGTGTAGCACGTTATTGTCTTTTCGGATAATGATATTGTTTCTAGCGATATGCTAGATTCCACATTGCGGAATCTATCGTCATCAAAATACGCTGCAAGCTCTTCTGCGCCCTTTGGAGTATATATTATTTTTAGCCAATAGGTAATCCTCTTTGTATCAACGGATTGTATTCTGTCAGCATAGTCACGCTTTAATTCATAGCGAATGCTTTCCGAATCAAAGAAATATCCTGTCTCATCATCAGAATTAATCCACTCCCACGTTGCTGCGTAACCTGTATTCACCGATAAAAATGCAACGAGGACGGAAAACAACAAGGAGAAAACTATTTTTTTCATTGAAATGACCTCCCTTATATGCCCCTACAACACTAAGCATCTATCAAGGCCTCCAGCCTTCTGCGAGAAATTGACTCACATAGTACTCGTCCAGATCGTATCGGTAAGCCATCAGACATGCTGCAAACTCATCTGCCTCTCGCTCAATGCGTGTATTGGAGTATGTTGTGTTTCGCATCGAGAAGGCGGTATACCTTCCATGGCACACAATATGCCCGAGCTCGTGACAAAGCACAGCTGCCTGCTGCCACTCAGGGAGGTTTTCGTTGATGGCGACTGTTTTGCGCCGCAGCGTCCGTTTCCAAAAGCCGTTGACCGTTGGCGGCAGATCAACGAAATAGACGAGACAATTTAGCTCTTTTGCAAGTCGGTACGGATCCGATGTATCGTGTTGAGCTACTAGATTTCTGACGCGTAAAGGGATATTCAGAGACACTGACAGCACCTCCCTACATTTCTCTCTTTCCCTTATTTCTTGCGTTTATTTTTCTCTTTAACATCCCAGAAGATGAGTTCGAGTGCCTTTTTTACCTTCTCCTTGTCCTCTCCGTTGAGGACTACTCCGTTGTATGTGAGGTTATCGTCATCGAGAACCGCCTCAAGCTGTCGGCGCGTGCGTGCGTCGATCTTTTTCCCCGTGGGGGCCACGTCGGGTAGATCGTCGGATGCGGGCGCGGGGGATTGCTCCCAACCCATAAGAGCCTCCGGCGTTGTTCGTAACGCTTGGGCGAAAGCTACTATCTTAGATTGTGGGATATCATTCTCGCCTTTTTCAATCTTGTTGATTGAAGAGCGAGATTTATATCCCAGACGCTTTGCAAGCTCTTCTTGCGATATTCCGAGCTCTTCCCTGCGAGCTCGAATCCTTTTATATATCTCCAACATATAAACACCACCTAGACATAAACTATAGTGTATGTTCAGTGTACTATATCGTTTCTTGAAAATCAACATTTATTTATTTTTGCAAATAAAAATGTTGACATATAATCTACGCAATGGTATTATACGAGTGTAGATTTATATTCAACAAAGGAGGGGAGAGGATGACAGATACTATAGAGTTTGAGATCGCGCTGAAACGCGCAGGGCTTACGAAGAAAAAGGTTGCACAAAGCCTTGGTATTTCTGAGATGGGGCTGTATCAGAAGGTCAATAACATCACGGAGTTCAAGGCAAGTGAAATCTCAAAACTGTATGATCTGTTGAATCTCAGCAACCTTGCTGAGCAACAGAAGATTTTTTTTGCCCATTGAGTTGATTATAAATCAACAATAACAACTCCGAGAGCGGAGGAACAAAGCATCCGCGCAGCAGAGAGGAGGTGAGGGGATGGAATCCGAGAAAATCTATCGGCTTGAGAATGCGAGCATAACAAAAGCCCTGCGCGTTACGTTCGTGCAGGGCGAGGGGACGCAGGAGAGTCCATGTCGGATGATGTGGCGTTTTTATCTGCCGGATGGTCGCTATATCGGTGAGATTCCGTCAGACGGTCAGGATGACACGAAGTCAGAGGCATCGTCAGCGACGTATTCGGCGACGATGAGATGACACAGCGCCAACATGAACTTCTTCATCTCAGGGATATTGTAGTCGGGATGTTTTTGAACGGTGTGGGTCTGGTCGTTGCCAATCCATGATATCGCCTTCGCCAAGTTTCGTATCTTTTCAAAATGGATTCGAGCGATGGAGCGTCCGAGAGGTTCGTTCAACAGTACTTCTTCGTTATCAGGAGTTTGTTGGATGAGGTACTGCTTTACCAGTATTTCAAGGGCTTTACGGTACGCCATGCCACAGATTTTGTCCAAGCCGCCGATCTCAGCAACAGATGCTTGCTCGTAGATTTGATAAAAGTCCGGGTAGTGCTGCTTTATCTCAGGTGGGATGTTGGGCGGCGGAAATTTAAGATGCGGGCTGGAAATTCGCCGGGAAGATAGTTGATGCCAAGAATCCTCACTGACGACGTGAAGCGAAAAGAATAAGTGCTTGCATACTGGGCACGCGGCAATGAAGCCGACGTCGCTTCCCTCGACCGCTGATGTGCTTGTAAGCATTATTGGGGAAATCCCTCTATCGCACCACGGGCAAATATCTGGCAAGTTGAACCGACATTCACGATCACCGAATGTTAGTTTTTCTATCATGTTGAACAGCTCCTTTCCATGGTGATTATACCACGGCGGGGAGGAGAACAACAACCGTGAGAGGAGGTGACCAAATGGAACGAGACCTAATCCCAATCTGGGAAAAGGCGGTGCTCACGATTGAGGAGACATCCGCATACATGGGCATTGGTGTCGCACAGATACGCGCCCTTGCACACGCAGCGCGGCATGGCATGGGCGACTTTCCTGCCTTCTGGGTGGGGAACATGATCAAGGTGTCACGTCGGGCTCTCCTGCAGTGGCTTGATGATGTGGCGGTATCGCATCGCGACCTGACCAAAGCAGCAGCGATGGTCGAGAATGCGAAGCAGATGAGCGAGGCACGCGGGCGCGGTCGCCCGCGTAAGAGAAGGGAGGCAGTCGTATGAGCGGCAAGAAAGTGATTGCAGGATGTGTGATCGCGGGACTAGCGATCCTCTGCGCAGGGGCGTGTAACCCTTGGGAGGATGGACGGAATGCGGTGCTCGTCGAGGAGACCTACACGGTACGCCCTGGCGATACCATCTGGGGCATCGCAGAGACGTACTGCGCGAAGAACACAGGCACGCGCCGCTATATCTTGGAGTACAAGAGCGGCATCGAGGAGATGAACCCGTGGCTCGTAGATCGCAAAGGGGAGATTTACCCCGGGGATGAAATCAAGGTGACGTACTGGGTGAAGGAGGGAGAGAAATGAGGATATCGACGTATCATGCAGATGGGTATTGTTGGAATTGCAGCAAGCAATGCAACAAGCGCATCGAGTTGTATCTCGGTGTTCCGAGTGCATTGTTCCATTTCTGCCGCCCGTGTGCAAGAAAAATGATGAAGGGGCTTTTGCGTGAACTCAACAAAAAGGAGAAGAAATGAAAATGAAAGGGGACGAAATGAACAGTTACGAGGAGCGGCAGGAAGCACGCCGCGAGCGGTATTTGGAGCGTGCCGAAAGGGCGCGCACCGAGTCCCGTGAAGGGTGGCAGCGGGCAAGGGGAATGAGCGAGGTCATCCCGCTCGGACAGCCAATCCACGTCGGACACCATTCCGAAAAAGGGGATCGTGCATATCGGGCACGCATTCGGGCAACGTCTGAAAAGGCATTCCGATTGGATGAAAAAGCTGATTACTACGAGCAGAAGGCGGAAAGTGTCGGCAAGGGCGGCATCAGCTCGGACGATCCGGATGCTATCGAAAAACTCAAAAAAGAGGTTGAGCACCTGAAAGACAAACAAGAACGTATGAAAGCCGCAAATCGTGCGATCCGTATGAAGGATACGATGAAAGGCGACGCAAAACTCGCAGAGATGGGCTATACCACAGAGGATATTGAAGCACTGCGCACGCCTAAGTATGGGCACGTCGGCTTCCCTGCGTGGCAAATCTCAAACAACGGGGCGAATATTCGTCGCATCGAAGCCCGCATCAAGGAGTTGGAAGAGCGTTCCGCACGAGAACCCGAGCACATCGTGACCGATTTATACGAGCTGAAAGTCGAGGATAACCGCGTGCAGTTTATCTTTGACGGAAAGCCGGATGAGGACGTGCGGAGCATCTTGAAGTACCACGCGTTCAAGTGGTCGCCGTCAAGGGGGGCGTGGGTTCGTCAGGCATCGGGGAACGGGCTTTTTGCCGCACGGCAGGTAAAGAGGAAACTGGATGAGATAGGAGGGGAAGAGGAATGACGAAGGAGGATTTTATCAATGCCTCCGTCGGATTTAAGGGCAGCAAGTTTTTCCTCTATTCGGCAGAGGTTGATGGAGGGTTGTGCACGGTGTCGCACGGTGAGATCGAAGACATCGTTATCGCGGCATTAGATATCATCGAAAAAGCCGCCAAGCGAAGCAGTAACAACCCTCGGTATGTGCGTTATTTGCTTTACACAATGCTTCTTTTGGTTACTAAGTGGGATGATGACAAAGAAAAAGCGCCCGCGGGGGGGGCGACGGCACCGGGCGCCGGGGGGCGAGATTTCTGGCGGCGGAGAATCAGGGTGGGATGAGGAGGAAAAACAATGGCTAAACTCATTATGACCGTCGCAGAGATGGAAGATGAAGCGAAATGGCTCGAAGCACGCAGCGCGGGAATCGGGGGCAGTGACGCCTCCGTTATCGTTGGTCTCAACCGCTGGAAGTCCCCCTTCCAGCTCTGGCTTGAAAAGACGGGCAGGGCAGAGCCGGAAGACCTCAGTGGTAACGAGTATGTCTACTGGGGTAAGGTGCTTGAGGAGGCAGTCGCAAAACGATTCTGCGAGCTCACGGGAAAGAAGGTACAGCGGCGCGGACTCCTCCAGATGGACGAACCGTGCTCCTTTATCCTTGCAAGTGTTGACCGCATGGTTGTTGGAGAGAACGCAGGGCTTGAGTGCAAGACCTGCAACGGATTCGCGGCGAAGGAGTGGGAGGACGACGAAGTGCCCGCCGCCTACTATGTCCAGTGTCAGCACTACATGATGGTGACCGGATGTGATCGGTGGTACATCGCCGTACTCATTGGGGGGAATCGTTTCGTCTGGAAGGAGATCCCCCGCAATGACGCTGAGATCGACCTACTCCTTGAGGCCGAGGTTGACTTTTGGAACCATGTCACCACGGGTACCATGCCGGAGGTGGACGGGACAGAGAGCTGCAGGGAAGCCCTTGCGGCAGAGTTCCGGGGCGGCGTCACAGAGCCGCTGACACTTCCCAAAGACGCCGCATCAATCGTCGAGCGCATCCAAGAGCTTGACTCTGCTAAAAAGCAGATGCTAGAAGACCTCGAGCACCATAAGAACCAGCTCCGTAAAATGCTTGGAGACTACGAACTCGGCTACGCTGGAGACTATAAAGTCTCATGGAAAACACAGGCAGGGCGTACGACCATCGATCAAAAGACGCTCAAGGAAAAGGAGCCGGAAATCTATGCAAAGTATGCCAAGCAGGGCAACCCGACACGCGTCCTGCGTATCAGCTGATAAGGAGAAGGGAGACAATCATCATGGCAAGTGTAAAAGGCGGCGCGATCCAGAAAGCGCAGGAACAGAAGAGCGTAGCGGCACAACAACAGCGGACCATCAAAGACTTGATCGTATCGATGGAGGGGCAGATTGCAAAGGCTTTGCCTTCTGTCCTCACGCCGGAGCGATTCACCCGCATGGTGCTCACGGCTCTCAGCACGAATCCGACACTGCGTGAGTGTACGCCGGCCAGTTTCCTCGGAGCGATGATGCAGGCGGCGCAGCTTGGCGTCGAGCCGAACACCCCGCTCGGGCAGGCGTATCTTATCCCATACAAGAATCACGGGACAATGGAGTGTCAGTTCCAGCTTGGCTACAAGGGACTTCTCGATCTCGCGTACCGCAGCGGGGAAGTCACCATCATCCAGGCGCACGAAGTCTACGAGAACGATGTGTTTGAATATGAGTTTGGACTTGAACCGAAGCTGAAACATATCCCAACGACAGGAGAGCGCGGATCCGTTACGCACTACTACGCTATGTTCAAAACCAAGAGCGGCGGCTACGGCTTTCACGTCATGGGGCGCGAAGAGGTGGATGCCTTCGCCAGGAAGTACAGCCAGGCATACAAGAAGGGCTACAGCACTCCATGGCTCACGAATTTTGACGAGATGGCGAAAAAGACCGTCCTCAAGGCATGCCTCAAGTATGCACCCATCAAAACGGAGTTCGCACGCACGCTGAGCGCGGATGAGACCATCAAGACATCAATCGCGGCAGACATGGTCAGTGAGGCGGACGAGACGGACTACATCGAGGCAGAGGCCGTTGAAGTCGAAGATACACCCACTGAGGATGCGCCGAAGCAGAACAAGTTTATGAGTGCGGCAAAGGATGTTCCGGATAATGTTGACCCGGAGACGGGCGAGATCAAATGATTCTGGTTGGCAGTGTTGTCGGGGAGACGGACAGAGGTATCAATATCTTTGTCCCCTTCCCGGAACGCATAGATAAGCTCTATGACTGTCATGAGAGCGTCGGCGTGGAGTTCGTGGACAAACGCTGTATCAGTGCAAAGCAGCGGCGCAAGGCGTACGTCCTCATCTCCTACATCGCCGCATGGTGGGGCTATACGCCGACCGAAGCGATGAAGGAAATGCTCAAGCTGATGTTTGTCGGAGAGGCGGAAACGCTACGGCGGACATTCTCATTGTCTGATTGCGACATGACGACGGCGCGGCTTTTCATCACGTATCTCATTGACTTTTGTCTGCTTCACAGCGTGGACGTGGGAGAACCGCTCTACGCGCTCGCCGAGGACATCCCACGCTATGTGTGGGCGTGCCTCATGAACAAGCGGTGTGTGGTGTGTGGCAGGAAAGCGGAGCTGCATCATTGTAACGGCAGTGTTGTCGGCATGGGCCGCAACCGCAAGGAGATATGCCACGTCGGTATGAGGGCACTTCCTCTTTGCAGGGAACACCACACGGAGATTCACAGCATCGGGCAGGAGGCTTTTCTGCGGCGGTATTTCCTTGAGCCCGTGAAGATCGATGAGCGGATCGCGGATGTGTATCGGCTGAAAGCGAGGTGAATGTATGCGGCAGTATATGACACTTCTAAAATCTTACTCTGATTCTAGCGTGGGATTAGTCCCGCCCGTAGCCCAAGCGCTTTATTTCAGGCTGTTTCTCATAAACAACCGCGCCGGCTGGACGGAATGGTTCGGGGCGACAAATCAGAGACTAATGTTAGAAGTCGGACTAAATAGTGCCCATACCCTCATCGAGAACAGGAACCTCCTCAAGAGACTGGGGTTCATCGATTTCAAGCAGGGGAAAAAAGGTCAACCAACGCTCTATCGTCTGAATGATATGTGTGAAGAAAAGGGTGCATTAAATGCACTAAAAACTGCACCGCAAACTGCACTAGAAAGTGCATCAAATACTGCACTGAATACTGCACCACAAACTGCACACATATATAGACAAGAGACAATGACTAAGACTAAGACAAAAAGAAATACAAAAGAAAAAGCCCTTGCTTCTCTTCTGGAATCCTACACGGATAATGCGGAGCTTCTTGAAGCTCTTCGTGGATTCGTTGAAATGCGAAAGGAGAAGGGCGGCGTATTGACGGAGCGGGCGTTACAACTCAGTCTTTCTAAACTCGACAAGCTGTCAACCAGCAACGAAGAGAAAATTGCTATTGTCAACGAGTCTGTAATGAGAGAGTGGAAGACATTCTACCCGCTGAAAAAACAGGAGGTGAGACAAGATGGAACAGGCAGGAACGATAGCCGCGCGGCTCTTGAAGCGCGGTATCAAGATTTCCACGACGCCGACCGCGACTACGTCCCTCCGTGGAAGCTACGACCTCCCAACGGAGGAGATCAAGCGGCATCAGGATGAGATTGCGGACATTGAGCGTGCGCAGGAGAGATGCAAGGGGTGCACGGGAGAGGTCTGCAAGCAACCCTCTCAGGGCATGATTCCTGTCGTCGAAGTCCACGACGGGCGGTTCTGCTATGCTCTCAGACGATGCCGCCACGAGCGTAGCCGTCTGGCGCGTCTGCGTATCTCACGACTCTTTGCTTCCGCCCGTATTCCTAGGGCGTACGAAGGGGACACGTTCGCGGATTACGCTGTCACGGCGGCAAACAGGGATGCGGTCGATGCGGCGCACATGATGGTCGCGGACGAGATCAAAGGGCTGTTTCTCCACGGCGAGAAAGGCACGGGGAAAACAAAGCTTGCGGCGATTATCGCCAACGAGCGGGCAGGAGTGGGAAAGCCCGTACTCTTTGCCTCTGTGCCTGATCTCATGGCAGATATCCGCAGATCGTTCAAGGACGGAACGACCTCGGAGGCCGTACAGGCGGTGAAGAATACCCCGTTTCTTGTGCTGGACGATCTCGGCGCGGAAAAGATGACCGAGTGGGTGGGCGAGCAGCTCTTTTGCATCGTCAACCACAGGTACAACGAGTGCCTACAGACCGTTGTGACAAGCAACTACAACCCGACGCAGATCATCCGCCGCATGGCAACGGTGGATAGAGGCGGCAACGTGATTGACGATATGCAGGGGCAACGGATTATGTCGCGCATCTACGGGATGTGCGAGCGGGTAGAGATCAAGGGCGCCGATTGGCGCATGAAAGGAGCGTGCTGAGATGACGGACGAGCAGAGAAAGCAGCTGAGCATGGAGTTAGACCAAGAGGCAGAACGAGCCGCCTTGCGGATTCGTGAAAACTTAAGAGCGACGCAGCCGCAAGAACCGCGAGCGCGGGTATTTCTGAATGCGTGTCGGGTTGGTTGATGTAGACGGGACAAAGTTCCCGAATCTAGCGCTCATGAAACTCTCAGCGTGGCACAAGCGGGAAGGAGACAGCACATACCTTTTGCGCCCTGACGATGTTCTTCTCGGCGGCAATCTGTTCGGCGGCTACGACAAACTCTATGCTGCGTGCGTCTTTACGGCAAACGCTGATACGGCGCAGCGGCTTGAGGACATCGGCGCAGAGATCGGCGGCACAGGAACAGACAGCACATGGACACTGCCGCATGAGATTGAGCACATCTATCCAGACTATGCGCTCTACGGGGACACAAAGACCGCCTACGGATTCCTCACACGCGGGTGCCCACGGGCGTGTCCCTTCTGCATCGTCGCTGGCAAGGAGGGAAAAGAGAGCCGAAAGGTGGCAGACCTCTCCGAATTTTGGAGCGGGGAGCGGTATATCAAACTTCTTGACCCGAACCTACTTGCCGCATCGGAGCACATGGAACTCCTCGGACAGCTCGCCGCAAGCGGTGCGTGGGTGGACTTTACACAGGGACTGGATGCGCGACTCCTCACAGCGGAGAATATCGACCTGCTGAATGCGTGCAAAGTCAAAATGCTGCATTTTGCATGGGACAACCCGCGTGATGAGAGCATTCCGCGTATGCTCCAAATGTTCGCAGAGAAATCGACGGTGACCGACTACCGCAAGCGGAAGGTGTATGTGCTCACAAACTATTGGAGCACGCACGACGAGGATTTACGACGAGTGTACTGGCTGAGAGATAACGGCTATGACCCGTATGTCATGATCTACGGCAAGCCGAATGCGCCGCGAGAGACGCGCCGCTTGCAACGGTACGTGAACAACAAACTCATCTTTCGGAGTTGTGAACGATTTGAGGATTATCGGGGGTGAAGGATATGGACGAATACACGCCCTGCAAGAAGCCCGACCCGACGGCGCGGGGGGGCATCGGGGATGTGGGGGGTCTCCTGCGTACGCAGCGGAAAAAGCCGAACAAGTACAACGCGCGGAAAACAGCGGTCTGCGGACGCACTTTTGACAGCAAAAGGGAATCGGAGTGGTACATGATGCTCCGAGAGAAACACCGCCTTGGGAAGATCAAGCACATTGAGTGTCAGCCTACGTATACCTTGCTTGAGGGGTTTCGGGACAATCAAGGCAAGCCGCAGAAGCCGATCACGTACACGCCTGATTTCCTGGTCGAGTATGACGATGGCCGGCGCGAGGTCATAGAGGTCAAGGGCGTGAGAACGCGGGACTACCTGCTGCGCAAGAAGCTCTTTCTCCACATGATGCGCGAGACGGACATTATTTTTCGGGAGGTTCGATGATGGAGGTAGGAAACTATGCCCATTGATTATATTGGATTTTTGAGATCAAAAATGGTGATCGCCAAAAAGACGGGCATTGCCATTGATCCGGGGGAGATAAGTCCCGTACTTAAGCCGCACCAGCGCGACGCGGTACTCTGGGCGGGGGCGGGGGGGCGGCGGGGCCTACTCGGCGCGGCTGGGCTTGGCAAGACGATCATGCAGCTCGAATGGTGCCGTCTCGTCCACGAGAAGAAGGGCGGCAAGATGTTGATCGTATGTCCACTTGGGGTAAAGCAGGAGTTTATGCGCGACGCTGAAGCGCTCCTCCACATGGACGCGCCTGTCTACGTCCGCAACATGGAGGAGGTAGAGGCAGCATCAGGATGGCTCATGATCACGAACTATGAGCGTGTACGTGATGGCGACATCCGCCCCGACGCATTCGCGGGCACGAGCCCTGTTGAGGGGGGGGGGGTGCGCTGC